TATTCAGAACTGCCCATGCCAGGCTGGGTGGCAATGGCGTTTCCTTTGATTCCCGTTGCGTTGTCGTAGCGCTGTGTGAAGTCCTCCATGGCGCGAGGATACTTGGGGAAGAACCGCGTCTGACCTTGGTCGTTCACCCGGGTCTTTCCAACGGCAATTTGGTCCAATAAATAGTCGGGGAACACCTCATCCAAAACAGAACCCTGAATCCTCTTCTTGGCGATAGCATCCGCGATCGGATCGTCGGGCGTACCGAACTGGCGCGTGAAATAGTTGCGCGCTTTCTTGTCCCAGAAGTCGCTCAAAATCTTAGCCTGGTCCTTGTTCTGGCCAACGACAAACTGCACGCCAGAAAGACCCTGACGCATGAGCTGGTCAACGCCAGACGCGTCATCTTCAAACCCCATCTTGCCCGTAAGCATGGTGCCGCCCGTGGGGCGCACAGCATACAGAGGCTTGGCGGACTGCGGAACCATCTTGGCCAAGGGACCTGCGTTGTCCATGATGGCGCGGTCCAGCTGGCGGCCAACTTCCGTGGCCCCGGCCTTGACGCCCTTCTCAACAACAGGCCCCACCTTGCGCGCTACGCCCGCAGGATTGGTCAGGTTGGAGAGCATCTCACCAGCGGTGTAGAAGCCCTTGGACGTCGAGTCAGCAGGCGGCTCAGGGCGAATGCCCGCACCGGTCATCTTCTCCTTGATCCAGTCACTGCCCATCACAGGCTTGTCGGTGCTGTAACCAAAGGGGCGGATTACCATGGTGGCCAAGTCAACAGGCGCACCCACCAGGTCATAGGGCAGCTCAGTCACGCCCTTGGCCATGTTGACGTAGGCTTCCCCCGACTTGAGCTGTCGGCTGATCTCGCCTTCCTTGCGGCCCTTGCCAGACTTGGGCGTCACGAACGCCGGCCGGCTTGCAGCCTCCAGTTCCGCGTCGCTCACCTCACCCTCCTTGGGCGAGCCGTCAGCGCGGTACTCAGGCGGTGTCGCCGCCTTCTTGTTCTTTGCGTCCACCGCTTCCAGCTGTTCCTTGGTCATGGTCCAAGGCTTACCAGGCGTCTGCTTGTTCTGCGCTTGCAAAGCCATCTGGCGCACCAGCGCTTCAAGCTCTTGCTGGCTCTTGGACCGCGCTGCAAGCTCCGCGCCGATACGGTTGTTGTGCACGTCGACGTTGTAGTCGTATCGCGGCTCACCGATCCCGAACATGTTGAAGAACGAATACGGGTTGCTCAGGCGCTCATGCGCCTTGCCCAAGAACTCTGCTGTGCCAGGGCCGTACTTGCGCGCGACAATGCCCGCTGCCAACATGTGGCGCGCCGCGTCACGCTGGTCGTCCTGGCCTAGTTGATCGGGGAACATGCGCTCGGCAGCCCGGGTGGCATAGCCAGTGACGCCGAGAAGGGTGGGCTCACCCTCCTCGGCCACGGCTTTTTTTGCTTCGCCGCCCTTCTCAAAACGCTTCTTGGCCAAGCTGTTTTTCATGAGGGTTGGCGCTTCCAAAGTCGGTGCGCCAAACGTGTTGGTGGCCAAGCCCTTGGCTTTGTTCTCAATGGCTCGCAGCTTGAGCTTGTACTGGCGCGCCATGTCTTCCAGCTGCGCCCTGGCCGAGTCCGTGTCCTTGATCTTGGGCTTGAAGTCCTTCATCGCGCCCAAGTCGTCCTTGGTCAGCGATTCGTACTGCATGGCCATTTCCTTGGCCGTGCCACCAGGGGACTGCGAGGAGCGCGTGCGCTTGACCGCGATGCGGTTGGGCGACAAAGAGTAATCCGTGCGCTCCTGCGTGCCAGAAAGGTCTGACAGGTACTGCTGCGCGGTGCCAACAGGATTGGTGTTGATGGCCTCTTCAGGCTTCTCGTCGGACAAGGTCTCGGCGTTTTGTGCCAGGAGGCCTGCGACGTCCACGCCACCGCCCTTGGCAAAGCCAAATAACGGCCCCATGCCAGGCGAGTAGATGCGGTTGCCCATGCGGTCGTACATGACCCCCGCGTTTTGCACGCCACCGAGCATGGTGGGCGAGAGGTTGGGGTTTTGGCCGATGGCGTTCATCGTGTTCATCCCGCCGTACAGAGGCATGTCTGCTGGTCCGAGGGCCGTGGTCCCCGGGCTGATGCCAGGGCGGCTGGACTGATTAACCGCGAAGTAGTTGCTCGGGTTGGTGGCGCTCACATACTGCTTGGCTTGACCGATGTTGAAGGTCGGCATGGCAATGTTGTTGATGGCCGAGCCCACGCCGCGTGAGGTGTAGTCCATGTAGCTCGGCACGATGGCAGCCAGCGGTGTGCTGGAGATGTCGCCTGTCGAGAACATCGACTGCTGCTCCTGGCCACCTTGCTGCTGGACGGTGCCAGCAGTGACGCCCTTGCCAGTGGCGCTGCCCCAGTTGGCATCAGGCATTCTTTTGAAGAACGCACTCATGTCCAAGGGGCTGGTGCCGCCGTAGGCCGTGGCCCCGGTAAGGCCTGCGCCGGTGTACGAAGGGCTGCTCGTGGACCATGCAGTGGACATGGGCAGGGAGGTGAGCTTTGTGGCCCCGGTGGTGGATGTCGCCTTGGTCGGAGTAATGGTGCCAAACTGCTGAAGGTACGCGGCTGCCGTGGCGGGGTCAATCCCGTTCTTGAGCATGTTCTGGTAGCCGGCCTGGGTGAGCGGCGTGCCAGTTTCTTTCAAGATGGACAGGTTGCCCACGCCAGTCTGCGCCACAGTGTTGGCGTAGGCCTTGAGCGCGTCCTTGTCAATGCCCGACAAGTCGTACTTGCCGCCACCTTGGTTGTATAGACTTTGCACTGCGTTGTAGCCGCCGTACTTGTCAAACTCCGCCGTGGGCACGCCAGTGGTCATGGAGCGCTGCATCAGGTCGCGTGCGATCTCAGGGGTGAGGGTGGCCTTGGTCGGTGTGCTGCTTGCCACCTGCTGCGATCCCATTTGCTGGAGCAGTGATGCGGCAGTGCCAGGGGCTGCGGTGGGGGCGGCCGCTTGCTGTGTGCCGATGACAGGAGCTGCGACAGTTGCTGCGCGCTTTTCCGCGTCGGCCTTCAGTGCCGCTGCAACCGCTGCTTCCTGGTCCTTTTGCGCCTGGGTCTTGAAGGTGGACAGGTCCGTGTCGTACTTGGTCTGCAGGGCTGCATTGGCTGCATTGGCTGCGTCCAGCTGCTTCATCAAGTCCGCTGCTGTGGGCACAGGCTTGCGTGCATCCTCGTAGGCCTGCTGCTCTTGCACGGTCCGTGGTCCGACGAACGCGTCGGATGCAGGATTGGCCGCTTCGCCAGGAAGTGCAACAGGTGCAGCCGTTTCCTCGCGGCGGCTGGGGCGGAACACATCTTTGATGGCATTGACAAGACCGCCAATGATGCCGCCTTTGAACTCAGGCAAACCGGTCATCGGGTTGATGGTCCCTGAGCCGCCGTGCTTTTTGAGGTACTCGACAGATTCAGGTGACAGATAGGCCAGCAGTTCATCACCGCCTCGTCCCTTGGCCGCCACCTCGTCGGCCAGCTGCATCATCTCCTCAGGTGTGTAGCCATAGCCCTCAAAGTCTTTGATAATCGAGCGCGCTGTTTTGTCGTGAGAGTCGTCCATGACTTCGCCTCCATGTGCCATGAATCGGTTGGCGATGGACATCGAACCGAAATTGAACTGATCAGGATTGCTCACCACGTCAATCGCTACTGCGCGACTACTTGCATCCTTCCTTGCGCGATTTGCAGCATCTTGCTGATACGCTTTGATATCCTCTTCCTTGAACGGAAGTACCGGTGCCACGCCAGTGAAGTCCTTCGGCGCAGTGGGCGCTGTCATGTCAAAGGCCTTGGGCGCAGTGGGCGCTGCCATGGTGAACTGACTGGCCAAGGTTGGTGCACCAGGGCCTGCATAGTCGCTTGTGCGAGGACCAGCGTTGTATTCGTTGACTGCCTTTTCGTAGGCGTCATACTGCGTGCGATAGGGGTTGTAGACCTCGGTGTTGTACTTCTCCAATGCCGCGTTGTATGCGTCGACCTGAGACTTGTACGGGTTGTAAACATCAGCGTTGTATTTGTCTGCCGCTGCGTTGTACGCATTGACCTGCGCGACATACGGGTTGTAGACATTGGTCTGCCAATCCTGCAGTGCTGCGTTGTACGCCAGGCGCTGTTGCTCAAAGGCGTCCAGTTCCTTTTGCCGAGCTTCCAGGTACGACCTGTCCGAGCCGCGCAGCATGGCCCGCTGACTCGGGTTGGCAATGCCACCGAATGCAAAGTTTTGAACAGGGGGCAATTCGCTGTTCAAGTTTTCAGGTGTCGAAACACGCTGTGCCCCATATTTTAAAAAATCGTCCATGTTACCCCGGCCAGGAATAATTGGACTCATTGTATGCCTCAATAGTACTCGGGGACATGGTCCTTGGCCCCTGAACCTTCATCCATGTCGTCAGTGGCCAGGCTTACAAAGTTACCCTGCCTGAATCGCATGAGCGCCATGGTCGTCACGTCCACCATGTCGTCGTTGTCCCCGTTGGGAAAGGCCGCGCATTCCTCGACAAGCTCCTCGGCCCAGTCCTTGTCCGGTGCCCAGACCATCCCTGCTTCCAAGATGGGAGCGACCGAGTTGGCACGGCTGACCTTGTCAGTGCCCGTGCGCCGCCCGCCAGGGGAGTACAAAGTGACGGGAATGCTCATGCGCCGCAGTTCCTGCTGCAGCGTGATGCCGGTGGCCTTCGCCTCAATCAGCACGTTGTCAGGTTGCCAGTGGTCGTACTGCTCCTTGGCCACGCGCTTGAGCTCGGGGAAGTCCATGCGCTTTTTGAACACGTCGAGCAAAATGATGTTCGCCCCCGAGTCCTCGTCAGGGTAGAAAATACCCCAGGTCGCGATCACCGAGAAGTCAGCCGTCTCCTTCTTACTATAAGCCGTATCGTAAGTCTGTATCAAATAAGAACAATGCGGGGGTTCCTCACCACGCCACACGCGCCACCAATCGCGCTTTAATATTGCCCCCTCGTCGTTGGTCGGTTGCTGCTGCCACTGCGCGTTCCACTTTTTCAAGCCAATAGAAAACTTGACCTTTTCTAACTCATCAAGGCTCCAGTACTCGGGCCACAAGGGGGTATTGGAGGGCAAAATGGCTGGGAACTCAAGGACCTCCCATTGATCGGCCTTCAGATTACTCTGCATTCTTAATAACCGACCGG